GAACGTAAGGCAGAAGAACTACTCGCTAGGCGTGACCAAGCTAGAGCGCAGTCTGAACTTTTAGAGTCTTACCACGACAGAGAAGAAGAAGCTCGGACGAAGTATGATGACTTTGAACAAGTCGCATATAACCCCAAGCTACCAATTACTGACGTGATGGCTCAGACGATTCAATCTTCCGATGTTGGCCCCGATATGGCTTATTACCTAGGGTCTAATCCGAAAGAAGCTGAACGTATATCTCGCTTATCACCTTTCATGCAGGCCAAAGAAATAGGGAGGATTGAAGCGAAGTTAAGCGACAACCCGCCTGTAAAAAAGACTTCAAACGCTCCTGCGCCGATTGCACCTGTCACAGCTAGAGGTTCTGGCTCGCCAGCATACGATACAACTGATCCTCGTTCAATTAAGAACATGAGTACGTCAGAATGGATCGAAGCTGAACGAAACCGACAGATCAAGAAGTACGAAGCATTGAGAAACCGCTAACTATTTTATAAAAGGACTTTATTATGTCAAATTCGATCTTAACGATTGATATGATTACAAGAAAAGCTCTCGAAATTCTTGAGAACAACCTTGTGATTACTCGTAACGTAAACCGCCAATACGACGATTCTTTCGCCGTTGAAGGTGCCAAAATTGGATCAACACTCCGTATTCGTCTACCAGACCGTGCTTTGGTAACTGACGGTGCCGCCTTGCAAGTTCAAGACGACAACGAACAATACACAACTTTGACTGTTGCTAGTCAAAAGCACATCGGTGTCAACTTCACATCTGCTGAATTAACTATGCAGTTAGATGACTTCGCAGAGCGTGTTCTAAAACCTCGTATTAGCCAGTTAGCCTCAAGTATTGATGCTGACGTAGCTACTTCTTATAAGTACATTTATCAGTCTGTTGGTACACCAGGCACAGTTCCATCAACTTCTTTGGTCTTGCTACAAGCCCAACAGAAATTAAACGAAGCTGCTGCTGTAATGTCTCCACGTTGCGCTACTGTAAACCCTGCCGCTAACGCTGGCTTGGTTGAAGGTATGAAAGGCTTATTTAACCCAGTTGACACTATCAGCCGCCAGTTTAAAAACGGTATGATGGGTGAAGGCGTATTAGGGTTTGACGAAATTAACATGAGCCAATCTATCAGTCAGCATACAACTGGTACAACTCCAACTGCACCGATTGTAGCTACTGCACCAAGCACTCAAGGCACAACATCATTAGCAATTAGCTTTACTACAGGTTCGCCAACTTTTAAAATTGGTGACGTGTTTACTATTGCTAACGTGTATGCTGTTAACCCACAAACCCGTCAGTCAACAGGTTCACTACAACAGTTTGTTGTAACTGCTGATTTGAACATTTCTTCAACCACAACTGGTACGCTAACAGTATCACCAGCAATGTACACATCAACTAATGCCTTGGCAACAATTGATTCGTTCCCTGCGGCTAGTGCTGTTTTAACTTTCTTAGGTGGATCCGCAACAGCTTACCCACAAAACTTGATCTATCACAAAGATGCGATCACTTTTGCGACTGCTGACTTGTTATTACCACAAGGTGTAGACATGGCTTCACGTCAAGTTCATAACGGTATCTCGATGCGTATAGTACGTCAGTACGACATCAACAATGACCGTTTACCTTGCCGTATTGACGTTCTATATGGCTTCAGCGTGATCCGACCACAAATGGCTGTTCGTTTGTGGGGTTAAACCTAAATGCTCCTGTGTAGACAGGGGCTTTTTTAATATTTAAGGAGAATTATTATGGCATTACCTAATGGTGCAGGTGGTTATCAGTTTGGCGACGGTAATTTAACCGAAATTAACATGGTTACTCAACCAACCCCAACGGCTAAAACAGCAGCAGCAACTTTAACGGCTGCCGAATTAGCAACAGGTATTATTACTTATACTGGCGCAGCAGTCGCTTTAACTGTACCTCTTGGTACAGAATTAGATACAGCATTTCCAAGTATGAAAGTAAATAGCTGTTTTGACTTTGTTATTATCAATACAGGTGCAACTAACGCTGCTACTGTAACTGCTAATACAGGTTGTACTTTGGTTGGGGTTGCAGCAGTCGCTGCGGTTACGTCAGCTAATTGGCGTGTTCGTAAGACTGCTGATGCGACTTATGTATTCTATCGCGTAGCTGGTTAATATTAATCCCCCGCTTCGGCGGGGATTTTATAGGGGAATAGATTATGGGTAATACCAAATCAATGGGCGTAGCTTTTGAAGATCAAGATTTAAAAAGTTCAAGTAATATTTACGCTTTGGCTGGTACAGGTCAAATTGGTTACAATACTGGCTCAAGTAGTACAGCACCGTCAACCGTTACACAAGCTACAAGTAAATCAACAGGCGTAACAATTAACGCATCTGTTGGTCAAATTGTGACTAATAACGCTGCATTGGCGGCTGCTGCCGAAGTAGCTTTTGTTGTTACTAATAGCGCTATAAGTGCTTATGATGTACCAGTTGTTGCAATAGCAAGCGGCGCTACTACCGCAGGAACGTATTTACTTTCTGTTGCTACGGTTGCTGCGGGTTCATTTACTATTGTAATTACAAACGCAAGTGCAGGTAGTTTAAGTGAAGCATTAACTTTAAATTTTGCAACTATTCACGTTGCACAGGCTTAATTTATTTTTAATTAAAATTAGGGGGCAGTACGCCCCCTACCGAATACAAATATGACTATATATCTAAGACATCCTGATCACGGTAGTAAAGTTGCTACGATGGAACAAGAAGCAAACTTTGATGAACAAAACGGTTGGGTGCGTTATACTGACGATACGCCATCTGAAGAAGAAGTGATTGCGGCTCCTGTCAATACATTGGAAGTAAAAAGACGTCGTAAAACTATCGAGTAAAGGGTGAGTTATGGCAATTTACACCGCCAACGATCAAATTAATGGGGCGCTACGTCTACTAGGGGTATTGGCTGAAGGTGAAACAACTTCTCCTGCCACATCGCAAGACGCTTTAACAGCTTTGAATCAAATGATTGATTCGTGGAATACTGAGCGTCTATCAATATTTTCTACGCAAGATCAAGTATTTAGTTGGCCACCTAATGTATTAAGTAGAACGCTAGGGCCTTCAGGTGATTTTGTAGGTAATCGCCCTGTTTTAATAGACGATGCCACATATTTTCGTGATCCTGCCAACAATATCTCATTTGGTATTAAAATTATTAATCAACAACAATATGATGGTATTGCTGTTAAAACAGTCACTAGTACATATCCGCAAGTGATATGGATTAATATGTCGTACCCTGATATTGAAATGTATGTCTATCCTAAACCTACTAAAGTGTTGGAATGGCATTTTATTTCGGTTGACGAATTAACACAGCCTGCTACATTAGCAACGCCTATATTGTTTCCACCAGGCTATTTAAGAGCCTTTAAATATAATTTAGCTTGTGAGTTTGCTGCCGAGTTTGGTGTTGAACCAAGTCCACAAGTATCACGGATTGCAATGACGTCTAAACGCAACTTAAAACGTATTAACAACCCAGATGACATTATGTCATTGCCGTACAGTATTGTTGGCACACGCCAGCGTTACAATATATTCGCAGGAAATTATTAAGGATAAATCATGGCTACGATTGCTATTTCAGCTTTACCCGTTGCAACTTCCCAAGCTGGGGCTGATGTGTTGCCGATTGTGCAAGCTACAACTACCACAACTAAACAACTGTCTATAACCAATTTGTTTACTAGCCCTACGTTTGTTACACCTGCGCTTGGCACGGTAGCATCAGGCAATATTTCTGCTTGTACATCAACAAGCATGGTAATGGTTACGCCCGTAATTGGCGCTGCTACAGGAACAAGTCTAAGCACAACAGGTAATCAAGTTATTTCAAGTACAGGTAAACATGGCTATGCTACAGGTTCAGGTGGCACCGTAACACAAGCTACTAGCAAAGCTACTGGCGTAACATTGAGCAAATCTACAGGTCAGATTACGTTAAATGCGGCTGCATTAGCTGCTGATACAACTGTTAGCTTTACCTTAACTAATACAGTAATTGAAGCAGGTGATATTTTAATAATGAATCACATTAGTGGTGGCACGGCTGGTTCTTATTTATTAAATGCTCAGTCAGCAGCAGGATCAGCTAGTATTAATGTGCGTAACATTACAACAGGTTCATTATCTGAAGCTATTGTTATTGCGTTTGCGGTAATCAAGGCTGTAACTGCATAAACAATGAAAACCCCGATTTTAGGTCAATCGTATGTTGCACGTAGCATTAATGCGGCGGATGCTCGTATGGTTAATCTTTTTCCCGAAGTTGTAATCGAAGGACAAGAGACAGGGTTTCTACAACGAACGCCAGGGTTAAAGTTTTTACAGACTGTAGGTATTGGCCCTATTCGAGCATTGTGGGCGCATCAAACAAATGGTTCAGATTTCTATGTAGTATCGGGGCAAGAGTTTTACAAACTAACAAGTACATCCGCTACGCCTTTACTTTTAGGCACCGTATCAGGTACAGGCCCAGTATCTATTGCTGATAATGGTACGCAAATATTTTTAGCGTGTAATCCAAAAGGTTACATCTACAATGAAGTAACTAATG